GCACCGCGTAGTCGATCCATCCTGGCGGCCTCTTCGCGGTAGGGATTGCTGCTGCCCTGCCCGGAGCGCATGGACCGGGCGAACGGTGAGGTGTAGAGAATGGCACCAGCTTCGAGGTATCGGCGCTGCTCCTCGAGCGTCGCGTCGGCGTAGAGATCCTGGTATGCTTTCGCGTTGGCGGTCGTCACAGCCCATGCCAACACAGCAGCCGGAGCGTCATTCCACTCCGGCTGTGCCGCGATGAGCCCCACCGTGGTGATCGTCACAGTCATAAGTCATCCCCTGGCCTTGCGGGGCTTCTCGCCAACTTCGACTTCGGCGATTTCTCCGGCTTCGAGCCAGACGATGATCGACGGGTTTTTCTCGTCAAATTCAAACTCAGCTCCCGCCCCAACTATGACGGGCTGGTTCGATCGGGAAACCCCACTCCGGGGGAGCACGATCAGACCCGCTCGGTTATTTCGATATTTTACCATCGTCAGCATCCGTCCATGTAGCCGTAAAGCAGCGGGATCACACACTGGAACCCGCCCAACCGTTGGCGGCCGTTCAGATCCCACATGAATCCACGTTGCTGAGGCGCCTCCAGCCGAAACGGCATCGTTTCGATGATCGATCCGGCCAGCGCGTCGTAACTTCCGGCCATGATCCTCGGGCCGGTGCCACTAGCGTCGTACAGGTCGGCACGGGCGATCTCTACCACCTGGAGTCCCGGAAACTCATTGGTGATCGCCTTAAGAACAGTTGTCGGATCACCACCACCGGCGCGGACGAAAAGATACTTCCATAGGGTGGACGGCAGCCAAAGTCGGTTCGGGACGCGCCCATTTCCGCTCGCAGCCTTTACACCGTAAAGGAGCGCCTGAAGATCGCCGACGATCTGCACGTGGGTCGTGATACCAAGCGTCCAGGTCCCAGTCACGACCGGGACGACCGTGATCCCTGCCTGGTTGTACACGCCAGCGAACCCCTTTTCAGTATCTCCGAGGAGGCCAACGATCTCGAAATCGGCGGCGGCTTCCTCATCTAGGGCGAGGAGCTGCATGGATTGAAGCGGGACGTTTGCGAAAACGGCCCGCTCAAGCTCTTCAATCGACCATGATATGCCTAGCGGGTAGGTCGCAACCTTGTGAAGCAGCTCCTCGGCGGAGAGCTTCACCTTCGGGATGTCGTCGGCCTGCGGCGACATCGAACGAGGCCGCTTCGAGCCGTCGCGGTGCAAATCAATCCGGCGGTAGCTGATTGTGTCAGCGCCTGCGGGATAGCTGGAGTCGACGGGGAAGGCCGCACGGACTTGATTCGGAACGTAGAGAGTCGGTACCGCCTTCGCAACATAGTGGGTTAGCATCCGGGCAAAGAGCAGGGTCTCGCCGGCGTCACGGCGGAACCCGCGCTCCGCGAAGATGCTGCTCTTGTCTGCCACCTGAGCAGCAAGCTGCTCACACGCCCAGGCGTTTGGGTGCTTCTCTCGGTCCGACCAGCCCCGCGGCCAGACGATGCCGCAGGAGGTCCCTCCATCGACGATGGCTCGATCCCAGGGGCGGCCAGTGGTGGCGCGGGAGAGGCTGTCCTGGATCGCTGCAAGCGTATCGGTGTGGAGGTCAATATGGTCCTGGATGGCTCGTTGATGCTCACCCAGGGGGATGGTCACTGCACTCATGGGTTAGCCTCCAATCTCGAGCTCGGCCATGCCGTCGATGGCGGCCGAGCTCATGAAGCGGGCTCCTGCGAGCCGCGCATAGGTGGTCGGGGTGTCAGCCCCGTCCTGGCCGGTGAACTGGCCCCGGAGGTCGGCGCCGGCAGCGAGGATACGGACCCAAGCGCCATCACCAACGCTGACTGCATGCTCGACCTTCACTGCGACGACCCCTTCCCGGAGAACATCGACCGAGTCGTACTGAGCGATCTCGTGGGTCGCAGTGTTCGGCTCTTTCATCGACTGATATAGCGCCACCCCGGGATAGTCGAGCGGGGAGAGCTCCGTGAGGTCGTTCGAAACCCCAGCGGTCGCAGTCCCACCTGCGCCATTGCACGCCTCGATATCGATGCGCGTGACACCGGCGAAGGCCATGCGGGTGGAGGCGGCATAGACAACAGCACCCAGGTTCGGGCGTGCCACCTGGTCGTGAATCTCCGCACCGCGGGCGTCATATCCGTAGATGTCCACACGGCACTCACCGGACGGGGTGTCCCAGTCGGCGGAGGCGTCAAAGGTGACCGAGACCGTCCGGCAGGGGGTGATCCGGTCGCGGCCGATCACACCGTTGAAGAGGTTGGCGGCGATCGACTGAGCCACCATGGCCGAGGCGATGACCGCCGCAGTCGCGATGGCATCAACGTCGGCGGCCGGGAGGACGGGCAGCTCAATGACCAGGCGGTTGGGGTCGGTGCCCCATTTGACGAGCTTCCCGAAGGCGATATCACCCCCGGCAGCTCGGCTGAGAATTTTCTCTGCAATAACTCCGCGGACGATCTGACCCTCACGTAGGGAGGGCGCTCCTACCGCTGTCTGTGCCATCAGACACCTCCTTGGGCCGGCGCTCGCCGAGTCCCATCGACTGACCGCAAGCCGGTCTGGCTCATCATGTAGCCGACAGTGCCCCCACGCGATGCAGCCCGCGACGCAGCCAGCGAATACCCCCCGGACCCCGCTAGCTCAGCCGCTGCGTCGAAGCGAGCATCAATGTAGGCTGGGGTCTTCCCCGCCAGGTCGACCTTGGCAGCGTCGAGGGCGGCACGGCGGAGGGCAGAGTCGGACAACCGGGAGCTGTCGAGTTTACGTCCCGCCACCCGGTCCGCCGCTGCAACCAGCCTGGCGCGGGCGTCGGCGCGGGCGGCCAAAGCTTCAGGTGACAGCTCAGTATCGAGTCGAGCCTGGAGGGCGTCGGCGCGGGCCTTCTCGGCGTCGTACTTTGCGCGTATAGCATCAGTGACAGGCTTGCCCTCAACGGGCGCGGGGTCGGCTTCTGCGTTGACTTCCTCCTCAACCGCAACTTCAGCCTCGGTCCCTCCCTCGGCTTTCATCGCAGCCTGGATCGCCTCGACCACCTGCGGCGCGAGCGTCGCCGCCAGACCAGCGATCAGATCATCGGGGATCTCGACCTCCTGCTCCTGGCCGGCTACCCTTATTTTGAAGACCATCGAATCCCTCCTGGCCTGGCGATCGCCGGCCGGCTTTGCCCCCTCAGGGGCGACCGCCGGTTGCGCCGGCGGGGGTGAACTGTCGTGGTTGGGCGCCTCGAGGTAGGCGTCGCCGTGGGCGTCGAGATGGACTCGGCAGGTCGGGCCGCCGCGGGCGCCACCGGGTGGGAGTAGGGCGACGTGGTTTCCGCGGATATTGACCTGGCGGGCGTCATACCGCTCGCCCTTGTCATTGACCCCCGGGGTCTCGTCCGAGCCGGCGTAGTAGCCGACGGAGAGCTCTACGAGCCGACCGTCGAGGACTGCCCGCTGAGTGGGGCCGTCCATGACCCACACTGATGCCTCAACATGCTCACCATCGTTGGCCCGGCGCACGTTATCCCCGACGTGGCCCTTTTTCAGCTCCGCCCAGTTCGTCGCGTCCAGCATTTCGTTCTTCGGATGTCCCACAGTGACGGGCATCGAGCGGAAGGACGCAAGGGCCCCCGAGGCGAAAACCTCGGCAGCGTCGCGTTGCTCGCGGCGCGGCGGAAGACCCGGTCCCTGATCGTAGGCCTGGACGCCGGTCCGGGAGAGGTATCCGTCTACCCGAAGGCGGGCCTCAACCATTTCGGTCGTGTCAATGTGGAAGGAATCAATACGAAAACGCACCGTGGGGTGGGATGTCTCAGCAGTATGTCTCGTGGACAGGGGCACGAGACAATGGTGACACAGTTATGTCTCAGTTGTCAAGTCCGAACTTCCAAGCCGTTCGGCTGGCATTGCGACGCGGTCGGCGTTCTCGTTTACACAGACATCACCCTGGTCCGAACTTCCAAGCCGTTCGGCTGGCATTGTGACCTTCGGCAACTGCATGTTGAGTCATGCCAACAGTATGGTCCGAACTTCCAAGCCGTTCGGCTGGCATTGCGACACCAGGCGGCGCGGCGGCCTCTTGTCCGAACTTCCAAGCCGTTCGGCTGGCATTGCGACGGGCGGTGATTGAAGTCCGAACTTCCAAGCCGTTCGGCTGGCATTGCGACGGGGTCGCAGGTTGCACCACGGAGCCCATGTGCCACGTCCGAACTTCCAAGCCGTTCGGCTGGCATTGCGACCCCCGGTCCGGCGGCGGCCCGCAGCCCAGCTCGGCGGGTCCGAACTTCCAAGCCGTTCGGCTGGCATTGCGACCCTCGCCCGGCCGCGGGGTCAAGCGTGGCGGTACCGCGTCCGAACTTCCAAGCCGTTCGGCTGGCATTGCGACTCGACCAACGATCAAGGGAAGAATCCTCGGGGTAAGCGTCCGAACTTCCAAGCCGTTCGGCTGGCATTGCGACTTCGTGGGGACGCAGCGACCCGAAGCGGAGCTGTGGGTCCGAACTTCCAAGCCGTTCGGCTGGCATTGCGACCCTGCCCTTGCAACCCGACAGAATCGTTGACAAATTTTGCCACATTGCGAGCGGGTCTCATTTTGTGAAAGAAATACTGCACTTCAGGTGGCCACCTTCTTGTGTCGTGCTGCGAACCTCGCAGAACGCTTCATAATTTTCGGCACGAGCAGCTCTGGGATTTCAGTCACCGCTGCCCTGCTCGCCGCCAGGATGTTGCGGCAGAAGTTGACATCCTGGTTCCAGGTCTCCCCACACCCCTCACAGGTATGCACAAGCTCCGCCGCCGCATCCCACTCCTCACCCTTCTTAGCGCCATAGCCGCAGACATGACAGGTCTGCGTCTGGAGTCGAACATGCGCGGCGATCTGGGTCAGGACGACACACCCCTCCCTGGTCGCAGCCGAGGCGAGCGCTAGTCGGGCGGTGGAAGATGCCCCTTCGACCCGCGCTGCGGCTGGCCCGGGCAGGCGGTCCTCGTCGGTGACGACGGGACGCAGGTCCCACGACTCAACACAGACCACCGGGTAGCGCCGCGCGAGCTCAACCGCAAGGAGACGGTACTGCTCTCGGCGAAACCGAAGCGCCCCACCCCGGGCGCCATCCTGATACTGCCGAAGGTGCCGGTCCCGATGATGCCACGCTTCAAGCAGCTCCACCGCTTCGTTTCGCTCACAGCCCTCCGCAGTGAGCTCACGGAAGAGTCGGTGGAAGCGGTCGAAGGACCGCCACCGTGTGACATCAATGCCGATCCCGACTAGCTTCGAGGTAAGTTCGTTGCGGAGCTGGTCGCGGACTGACCGGATTGATTCTGCCCGCTCGATTCGGTCGCGGTACTCACGACACCCTAGGTCGAGCACACCTTCAGCTCCATCTGAGCCAACCCATGTCACGACGCGGAGGGAGCCATTGGGGAGGGCCCGCCAACCGCAGTTGATCGCGACGATGGCAGGTGGCAGCGAGACCAGACCAGGGTGTCGCGGCGCGTCGGCGGTCTCAACTGTAAGCTGGAGGACGTACTTGAACCAGTGCGGCCGGTCATCGAGGCGCCGGCGAAGCACCTTCGCCCACGTGACTCGCGAGCCGGCCGGGAGAGGGCGGTGCATGACCATGGGCCAAGTCGCAGTCTCCCCCGTGTTGCGCCCGACGCGCATGGTGACATTGGTCCGAGCGAGGCACTTTCGGTCGCCCCTCGAAGTGGCATCGCTCCATGCGGCGGGGTCTACCGGAGTGATCCGGAGCCGCAAGTCGTCGCCGAAGACGGTCACGTCATTGAGCGGCCGGTTAATATTGATCTGGACAGCCACCATCCCCTCCCCGGTCCAGCGGCGGAAGGATGGTTGTTGGTCCCAGGGTCGCGGGTGGGTGCCTGGCCGGAGCACCGGCTTCGCCTTCGCCGCAGCGTCGGCTGCCTGCTCGATCAGCGAGTAGGTGCCCCAGAACACCCCCGATGCAGCGCGGGCCGCCTTCTTCGCGTCGCGGGTGGCCTGCTCAGCGAGGTCGTACTCGGGCTTAAGGCGGTCGGTCGCCACCTTCTTCACCTTGCGGAGCTGGACCGAGAGGTGCCGCCGCGCTTCTTTCGCCGCCTCAATTTCCGACAGCTCTGGCGCCGCGACCCTCCTGTCGCGAGATTTTGCCTCGCGCTTCCGGGCAAGCAGATCCTCAACTTCGGCGTTGGCTGCGTCGTAGGCCGCCAGGAGAGGACCGACTTTGGGGTCGGCTCTCTGCACCGCGAGGATCGATGATCGTCGGGTGTGCTCCAGCTCGATGAGCTTGTTATAGTATCGGTGCGCGAGCAGGATCTGCTCATCCACCAGCTCGGCCCCATCGAAAGGGTCGAATGGTAGACCGTACTCAAAGACCCGCGTCATTTTGCGCACCCCTGGTGGGCAGTGAGCCAGGCGTCGAGGTCTTCGCGGCGATACCGTACTGTCTTGCCAGCGCGGAAGAACACCGGCCCTATACCTGATGCGCGAGCCTTCGCTAGCCAGCTTGTGCTCAGCCGCAGATATTCAGCGGCTTCCCGGGGCTTCAGGATGGCCTGCTCCGTCATGGTGTAGATCATAGCACAGCGTAGGAGCCGGTGTCAAGTGGGGGTAGAGTTTAGTCGGGGATGATAGCCTCGGCGCTGCACCGACACTGATAATCCCCCCCGGGATGCTCATACCGCCCTGGGGCCACTTCCGGCGGGGTGGCCCAGCTCTGGCGGGTGCCATCGAGGATAGCGTGGGTCTCGCGGACGCGCTCGTCGCGTGAAGTGCGCCAGATATACTCTGTAATCCCGGCCTGCTGCTGGCGCTGGCGGTCGATCTGACCGTTCAGTTTCAGCACTTGGTCACGGGCGATGAGCTCGGCCCGCGAGTCAGAGACACGGAAGCGCTCGCGCAGATCGTAGGCCAGGCGCTCGACCCGAAGGCCCTCATGGTGTGCCTCCTCAACCGTGCGGGAGACGTCGCCCAGAAGGCCCTGGCGTAGCGCCGGGTCGGCGGATGGGCCGAGAATACCCGACTCGATGAGTGCCACATTATGGTCGCGCCAGGTGTCAACCATCCGCTGAAGCATTGGATCAGAAGCGCGGAGGTCAATGGACAGCACCCGCTCCAGGCGACGGGTAACAACACGGGTAAGCTGCTCGCCGGTCGGGCTGATGACCGGCGCCAGCGCCTCATAGTTGACGACTTCACCCACGGTCAGGTTCAGGTATTCGAGCTGGCGCCTAACCGCCTCGGTGCTCATGACGCGGGGGACCGGTGGAAGCGCAAGTGGGAGGTCGTCGGCACCGAGTAAGATCGGGGTCGGCGGGGGGCGGAGCCTGAAGGCGCCAGGAGGTCGAACTAGGTCGGGGGCACCGAAACGTATCGGGCCGGGGTCCTGCGGCTGGCGGACGGCCTCGGCTCGGATAGCATCGCGGATGTAGCCCTCGAGCTGCTCCTGCGAGAGCTTGATGTCGCGGCCTTCGCGGTACCGCTGCATCTGGGCTGCTGTCCAGCGGCGGCCCCCGTAGGATGCGATACGCTCGACCTCGGAGCGGGAAGTCGCCCAGGGGGCATAGCGGCGGAGGTCGGCGGGGTCGATGCCCGGCCAGAGGCGCCGGAGGTCAGCGTCGGAGAGGTCAGCGATGGGCCGGGCGATGGGAGGTGCGGTGAAGGGATTGTACCTCGGCGGGAAGCGTGGCTGGGGCGCACCGCGAGCTGCGGCGCGGGTGCGAAGCGATGCAGGAGGCGCATTGCCTGCAGCAATCCGCCTGATCCATCCCTCAGCTCGACCGAGCTCGGCGCGAGCCCCAATGTCGATATCCTGGCCCGGGAGGCGTAGGTGCCACTTCCGGCCTACCCTGACCAGCTCGGCAGGGCCAACCGTTGTCTCAGCAGCATAGCCCGTCGCCGTCTTCACCCACACCGAGAGCATGGCCGGCCCAGCGTCGATCCGTGTTGGCTCGTCAACCCCGGAGGGCCAGACTTTGAGAAGCGGCGCCAGGCCCCACTGCATGATGAGCTGGACTCGACGCCAGACACCTCGGAGGCGGCGGGCATAGGCGGCCTCCTGGGCGATCGGGGAAGCGAGGCGTGATGGCCGTATCACAAGTCCTTACCCTGCGGTGGCGCTGGTTTCGGCGCAAACATCTGGTAGAGCGCCCCCTCTTCAGCGGCGTACTCCTCAGCGGTCGCAGGGCGCGGCCCGGCCGGCCCTTCGAGCTCTTCAATGGGGACCGCCGGAACGGCATCAGACCACTCGCCCGATCCGTAGCGGGCGATGGCCACCGCTTCAGGCGTCGTTACGCCGGCAGTGAGGTAGGCTACGTCAGTCGCCGCAACCCTGCTCTGGCGATCGGCAGCCTCCGTCGGTGATTCCTGCCACAGCGAGGGCCATGACACCCCCCACTCTTCGGGGGAATCGAGTCCCTCAGCGGTGGCGATGAGGTAGACCAGGTGCTCCAGCGGGCGCCGGTAGGTGTCCTCACGCTCGGCCTGCACGCCATCATACCAGGCCCGGGTTGAGCCGGTATCCTCGGTGGTCAGCCCACCGGGAGGTGAGCCGAAGAACACGGAAATCGGAATCCCAACGGCACCGGCGACGTGCTCCGCGAGGCGAAGGGCGATATCGGCCATGCCAGCCAGGGTACCACGCTCAGCATATCCGAAGTCCTCCGCACCACGGCCTTGGTTGTCACCAGCGTCGATCGGCATGATGCGGACCGAGCGGGCCAAATCCAAGATACGAAGCCGCGTTTCGAGGTAGGTCTTGTTCTCGGCCAACACCGCCGGGAGATCATGGATTTTCAGCACCCCCTGGCTCGCGGTACTGATCATCTCAGTGAGCATACCCATAGCGATGTCGAGATTGCGGAATTTCGTGTACGGCGCCTCAAGCACTGACTCAGCACGCCACTCATTCTCACCACGGGTCCGGCGTGAGGTCGGTATCCCCGACCCAAAGAGAAGCAGTCGCGAGGAATGCACTTCATCCTGACTCGACGCGGAGCCACCGGTGCGGGTGACCGTCCACGTTGCCGGCTCACCAAAGTCCGGGGCGAGGGGGTCAGCGTAATACGAGCGGGCGCTGAAGTCGTCGGCCTCGAGTACGTCAAGGAAGGCTACCCTTCGCACCGTCGCGGGGTCGAGCGGCTCCGCCTGCGCTGCAGCATCCACAGTGCCAACCCAGATGGCCCCGCGGCCATCGCGCCGACCCCAGCAGGCGGCCTCGGTGATCTTCCGCTTCGCCCCTAGTTCCCAAAGCTGAGCTTCAATCCGCAGCCGCTGCTCCTCGGCCTCACCGGGTTCC